TTTCGTGATCACGGCGATTCCTGCGAGCTGCATCGTCATTGATCTCAATTGCTTTTTCGACGGCATGGTGCAGAGCAGCTATCATATCCCGCATAGACGTATGATCAATCACAGGGGCGACAACCACTTCTGACTTCTCTGGGTGAGAATCCTTGGCACTGGACCACCCAAACTTTACCGTGAGGCCTGTGATAATCGCAACAACGAATGCCGCAGCGTACTGGACCCACTCAGCGATAACGTTCGCTGGAATCCCTGCTGGTTCTGACGCCATTATGGTATGTCCTTGCATCTGTGATTGAATTGTAGATTGCCCAAAACTCTGCAATCGTGCATGGGACGTACATAGCGATTCCTGTTGATGGCGGGTTGCCGTAAACTAACCAAGTGATGAGAAGACTTACTGAGATCATAGAGAAGGCAATGGCGCCTATAATCGCTCTTATCACGCGTATCCACGGTGTTACTGATTCCATACTTCCATTAATGAACAGACCAATTAGGCCTGTGATCCCTGTAAGAAGTAGGAAAGTGCCCCACCGAGTCTCAGTCCCCCATTCTCTCATCGCCATGTATGTCGCGCTGAGATCAAAGGTGTCATGAGGCATAAGGAAGATGATTCCTAGCCACGTCAACTGAATAGCTGCGAGCCATTCGACGACTCGCAGCCTAAACTTGTGTGCGACTTGGTAGCGGAGCCAAGTGCCCCAGGTATACGTTGTCCGCATCTTGATGAACCTATGTGGCATTTCGAGCACCACACTTGAATTCGCTGTAGTAGCCGCGAATCCTGGCTGTGCCACGAGCAAACGGCTCGTCATTGTCGATAATGTAACGATTCGTTGCCGGCTTCGGACTCAAATCAACTAGTACATCGCAGGGCTGGATCGTAGACGCTGTTTGGCAGCTAGCAACCGCCAAGCAAAGCGCAGAGACCTGACTCATCTGACGAAGAGACTTCATTGTCCACCTTCCTAACTTGATCTTTAGTGATGATCCGTTTTTCCAGAAGAGTCTTCTGGTAGCCGGTTTTGCCGGTGTGGGTTCCGTACGCAAAGGCAGCGACTCCCACAATCAGCCCGAATGGGATTCCATATTTGAGAAACCCCAGCATCACATCATCCGATCTTCAGTCTTGAGTCGGCGAAGCAGCAAGTATGCGAGCAGGACACCACCACCGATCAGCAAGGCAGCGACGGCATACTGAAGGACTGGAGCGTTGGCTGCGAGTCCAGCGATACCAGTGATTCCCGTCCCGACACCGGTCAGAAGCTCTGGACTCTTGAGCACGTCGGAAATACCTGACTTGGACGGCTTGGCCGCCATTTCGTCCTTCGGCAACTCGATACCAACAGGCAGAGTTGGAGCATATTCCTTTGCTGGAGTCTCAGCAGCTTCTCGGTACATGTCGATTGCATGTCCGATGACTCCTGGCTGATCTTTCCACTGGCCCTTTGGGTCTTTGCCAGTAACACGAATCGTCCAACCACGACCGTTTGCGCTGAATCCTTGCGGACCTTTGATCTGCCGCAGAAATCGCATTCTTTCGTCGGTGAAATCATGCAAAAGGGTCAGCACGCCACCTGGGTAACTCCGAATCGCAGCCAACGTCAACGGACCCATGTGGCCGTCGATGTCGCCAGTGTAGCTGCCATTCTCTTTCAGAGTCTTCTGCAGGTATTTGACTGATCGAGTCTGACCGGAGTTAACCCCGAAATCAAACGTCATATAGTCAAGCCCAGCCGGCAGCAAATCTCCGCCGATCTGATTCCAGTAGAGACCGTGATAGATGGCAGCTGCTTGTTTCAGTGTAAGTCGCTTGACCTCGGCGATCGTAACTGGGCGACCCCAGGCAAGACTCAGTGTTCCGATGGTAATCCCGTACTTCGTCGGTCCTCCGCGATCGGTCTTGGCATTCACATAGCCACCTTCATGACCGAAAACCAATTGCAATGATTTCATCAAATTCTGTTTCATAGCTGATTCCCTTACTTGTGTCTGTAGACTCCCTGCTGGGCGCCTTCCGACTGTTGCATTCCTGCCAGCATTTGCTTGAACTGACTGTAGCAAAGATTCGCACGAAACTCGTCGCTCATCCGCTTGTACGCCTTCGCTCTGACTCCCTCTTTCAACATCTCTGTGTGCCGCTCAATGAGCCAGTTTGTGGTCAGAGTCTTGGCTTCTTCGAGAGTGATGGTGGCACCTGTTGGCTGCGTATAGGCGAGAGTTGCCGGGTCAAAAGACAATGGTCGGCTGTCACCTGCGAGGTAATAAACCAGCGAGCGCGGGTATTCAAACCAGGATAAATCAATCAAGTCGCCATCGGTTCCGAATCCGCGAAAGGCAAAGTACGGACCTGTCCGATAGTAGGCGAATCTATCATTCGGTCGCGCACTTGTTACATCTCGAATCACCTGTGGACTCAGAGGAGAGGCGTAGACCGAATACTTGCGGTAATAAACCGCGTCAATTGCTTGAAAATGTGGGGTGCTAGGAATCGGCCAGAGATAAACTCCGTCCGTGACTCCAGCAGCTGTGACCAGATTTTCTTTTCGACCTTCATCAAAGAAGATCGGTTCCTGCGTCGTGACACCACTGTGGCATTCACGGATTGTCTGATTCAGGAAGCCTGGCAACATTGCAACCATGTCAGGACGAACAATCTCCGTCATGAGGGCATCGATCATCTGGCTGAATGTTGACATTGGTGACTTCCTGAATCAGAGTCCCGGGAGGGATGCTTACTGGACCGTTTTCGGGTCCTTGATGAGATTCGTCGACAGGGCGCCGCGCTGAATCTCTTTCGGCTTGTACGGAGTCTCGCTTGCTGCGAGAGCCTGGGCATTCACCGTCACGATTGAGCTGCGATCCTGCACATCGAGATTCGGGAATACCTTCGACCAAGCGATGGCTTCTTCCTCCGTGTAGATTCGAAGGTGGTAATCCTTGAAAATGAAGTCGCCGACTTTGAATCGCCGGCAATTTTTGTGCTTGAGCACGGCAATCGGATTCCGGTCACCTTCAGGTGCTGCGAACTCACTCGGAGGGAGAAGGGCAGCCAGGTCAAAGGCCGGCTGATTCGTGACCTCCACTTCGTCTTTGGCTTCGTCAAGCACCTCAGTCGATGGTGCGCCGGCGTTCCGGGAATCTTTACCGACTTCGGCCGTAGCACTTGTTCCCGTTGCGGGAAGCACTTTCGTATTCATGTTTTGCACTCCTGTTGAAAAAGCTGCTCGACCCAGGGAATCTAAAGCCGAGCAGCTCTTGTGTCAGTGAACACTGAGTCCACCGAACGGGTTAGGCCGAAGCAGCGGCCGTCTGGATGTTCTTCATGATACCGTGCAGTTCGGCGCCCTTGAGCTCGAATCCGATTTCCTGCGCGACATAGCCAGAGTCTGCATCGACGCCGGCAGTGGTGTTGGAGCCCTTGGTGAAAGACTCACTCCAGAGAGGCCGGAGAACACGCTTCTTGATCAGGCCAGGGTGCATGACGTACATCTGCTTGGACCAGGTTGCATTTTCCGACATCATCGGATGAGTCAGAAGCTTCAGCTTGTTGCCAAGAAAGTTCAACGTCATGACATTGAATCCGTATTCATTGTCGGAGACGGTGATCTCGTACATCGTATCCTTGCGAGCCATCTTCTGCAGAAGATTCAAGACAAAATCCGACGTATAGGCAATCCGCTCATTCGGATAGCCCTTGGCGTTCTTCTGGAAAATGACTCGCATGAAGTCCTGGATGCCATCCATCGCCATGGCGCCACCAATGGAGCCGTAGTTTGCGGATTCAACCAGGCCGCCATAGTCTTCGATCTGGGCCAGGAGTCCGTTGGTGGTCCGCATTTCCTTGCTGTTGTAAGAGGTCACGGACTTCCGTCCCCAGAGGAACGAACGCTCGATTGCTTCCGCGTGGAACTGCGTGCACTGACTCTTCGACTCAGCCAGCTTGGAACCAGTGGTGTAGGAGACGGCAGCTGCCGTACCTGTGATGGCCCAGCCGTTCTTGAAGATCTGAACATTGTTCAGAAACGACTCACCGCTCTGCATGATCGCAGTGGGCTGCCCGCCACCTTCTTCGAAAGCCGTGCCGATGATCTGCAGAGTCGCGTCTGCCGCGATGGTAGCCGCAGTTGTGCCGGCAAATCCACGACGCACAGTCAGAGTCGTGCTCGAAGGAATGGCGGTGACGAACAGGTGTTCGCCTGTCGACTCCACGAGCAAGATCGAGTTCGGAGTCCAGATCGAAGTGTCGACGACATTGATAGTCGTGACAGAGCTGTTGTGACTCAATCCATAGCAAGCACTGTTGCCAGACAGATGCGTGTCTTCGATCCAGGACCAAGAAGTGTCGGAGACTCGCTCCTCCTTCATTCCGGCCGACAGAGCGAGAAGCGGAACCGACCCGGCCCACTCAGTTTTGAGCACTTTCGCAGCCATTGTGGAGACACGATCCCCAACGATGGACGAATGTGATGCGAATACGCCGCGAATCATAACGATTTCCTTTCAGTTGCTAGGCCATTCATCTCTGAATCCGGAGACGAATGGCCTTCGCTCGTTCCGGATATAGCTAGAAATCAAACACGTCATCGAGAGCATTCTTGCCCTCTTTGTAACCAGTTTTGCCGGCTGACTCCGAGGTGGAGCTCTTGCCACCAAGAGCGATCATCGCTTTCCTGGTCGCAGCAAGTGCATCTTTGTGACTCATTTTGCGGCCGATCGCCCGCTCATACATTGTCTTTGCGGCAGACCTGTCTTTGCCGGTATAGCCGAGAGAGTCAATCCCGCTGAGAGCTTCCGACTTCTTGCCACTGCCACGAACCAGCTTCTCCGTGTGCTTCTCGAGTTTCGGAACGATGATGCCGAGAGCATGATTCAGAATTTGCGGAATCATGTTGACGACTCCAGTCGCGTTCTTCTTATTCATCTCAGACATGAAAGCTGAGACAGCTGCTCGATCAGTCATATCCTCCGGGAGGTCTTCCTCCTTGATTGCCATTGCAGCGATCTGCTGGTTGATGATTCCGCCAAGCTTCTTTGCAGCAGCAGTCTGAGCCTCTGTCTGAGCGCCGACATCTTCATTGTCGTCCTCTTCCGGCAAGTCCAGTGCGTCGTCATCTTCGTCGTCATCGGCCAGAAGACTCAGCACAGAATCGATATCGTCGCTCGACTCATCTTCTTCCTGGCCGCTGGACTCAGATTCCTGCTTCTTGCCACCAGACTCGCCCTCCGACTTGCCTTCTTGACTTCCGCCACCACTCATATTCCCATCATCCGCAGGTGCCCACAACAGACCACCGGATGAAATTTTTTCGAGCATTTTCCACATTTGTGTATTCCCTTTCAACGAGTCATGGATTCTTCCAACAGACCGAATAGTCTGGGAAGTAGTTGCACCTGAATAGCTATCTTGTAAGCATCTTCAGGCGATTCGACGGAAGACAAGTCAGACAAGATCATCTCTTTGATTTGATCTTGCATTGCCTGCCACTCACCAATCTTCATGAGATACTCAAACAACTCTCGCATCTCTTTGTCATGCCGCGATTCAGACATGGTGCCTCCTGTGGTTGGCCTGGCGTCGAGCCGCAGGTTTCCCTCGGCATTCCAAGGATTCGGATCGGGTTCGCCTCTCGTCTCGCTTCGCTACGCTCAGCTCGACAGCTCACCCTCTCTGATCGAATCCTTGGAACCTTGCCTCGGTGACAACACTTCGCTCCCGATTCGCTTCGCTCCAGCATCGCCCCTCTGCGAGGGGCTCTGCTGAATCGAGCGTATGGTCGCTCCGCTTGTGTCAACCCGCTAGTCTCTCCTGGGCCGCCGAGCGAATTAGACTGGAATCATCCCTTCTGGAGAGGGTTGGACTCCCTGTTCTGGTCCTGGTTGGGCCCCTCCTTCTCCGCTTGGCTGCTGCGGTTGTTGCTTGACGAGTTCGCCTAGGTCGAATCCGATAGTCAGCATTGCGGAGTACAAGGTGTACAGGCCTTGCATGTCGATCGTTGCGGCGACTTCAGGATTCTGAGTCAGCGTGAAGATCATGTCCTTGATGTGAGCAGCGGCGGCTTCGCGATTCAGCTGGCCAAGACCGCTATTCAGCAGATTGGAGATTTCCTCGGCTTTCAGTTGCTTGAAGGCAGCCTTCTCGGAATCAAAGGCCTGCAGATTGTTGAACTGGGCTCCGCGGACATTTCGCATCAGACCTGCGTCAACGATTCGGCAGAACATGTTCATCTTGCGAGTCGCACCTTGTACGATAGTGCTGACCTGATTTGAGACTGCCCGATCAATGCCAGCGACTTGGGATGGCAGAGCTTGATTCGGATAGAACTGCTTGATGAAGTCCATCATCATGCCTGCGTCGGCAAGATTGCCACGTGTGTCCACCTCTCCTCGAATCCTGGCGAAGGCACTTCTGACGTCCTTGCCGGTTTGCTTGAGAGGAATCATGCCGGAGACATCGCCAGGTTTCAGCTTGCTGCCATCAATCTGATTCGGGTCGTAGACAGTGTAGCCCCAAATGTTGGATCTGACTCCAGCAATGTGCGTATTGAGCAAGAAGCTGACGAAAGACTGAAATGGCTTGATGTGCTCTGCAGCTGATCGACTCGCCTCCCGGAGCTCGTCCCGATCCATCCTGCTGAGGTAAGTTGGCAGTTCGTTCTGAACGGGAGTCAATTCGGTCATCGAAATGATGGTATCGCCATTCACGATTCTGAATTTGAAAAGGCCGAGGTCTTCTGCTCCCTCTTCCTCGCTCACCGGAATCTTGAACTGCTTCTTGCTGATCCAGCAAAACATGGTGACAACTTCGTAACCAGGAATTGTGATGGGCTCAGAGTTATCCCCAAGACCAATCGAATCCCAGTCAAAGTTCGGACTCGCTGACGAGTTATCATTGTGCCCGCTCTTCGAATCGCTGCCATCCGATTCGATATTGGTCTCTGCCGGCGGATTCCTGTAGTATTTGGCCGTGCCATAGGCGCTGTGATTGCTGGGGTTGGTGTCAAGAAGAACCTTGTCCAGATTCTCCAGATTCTCTTTCCTGTTTTTGCGAACGAGCCAGAGTCTGGACTTGACTTCTGCAATAGCCGACCACTCTCCTTCGGCATGGAGTTTGTGGACATCTTGCACAGAGTCATCGTAAAAGAAATTGTACAGATCCAGAGCAGTAGTTCGGTTGCCGACTCCACGATCCAGCTCAGCCTCCTCGCTCCACTCGACCAGGAATCCAGTCAGGTTGTACTTGAATAGGCTCGACATTGCCTGTGCGACTTCGGCATAGTAAGCGTTGTGCTTGCTGTCCTCATTCATCTTCTTGGTAAGGAGCTGAAGACTCGCACTCACGTCTCGCTTGGTTGGACTCGCGTAGAAGTTGCCTCCGATAGGTGCGAAGATTTCGGCAAAGAAAGACGTGGTGTCTTCGAGATTCGCTTTTGTCAGCGGCACATTGAGCGGAATGCCCTGCGACTTGCCGCTGTTCTCGGCTTCTGCTTCGCGGATGGAGTCCTCTGGTGACAACTTTTGCCAAGTTGAGATCATCTGATCTGTGCGAGCGAATCGGCGAACACGGCGAAGACGTGATTCCTTATTGCTCTCCAGTCTGGCCGTCAGATAGTTCAGCAACTTGGTGTGGTAGGCTGTGTTGGTCAGACTCGGCGTTTCGATGTCAGCTTCATCGTCCTCTTTCGGAGGAATCAACGGCGCAACATCTTCAGGGAGCACCTCCAGAAGATTCTCGGTAGTGATTGCACTCGTGGCATTCATGGCTAGACTCCTAAAAAGGGGTTGTTTGCAGTTCGCCGTATGCGACGGCTCCAGCTAGGGCACCTTGCTGCAGAAGGGCTAACTTCTCTCGCAGATAACCATCCGATTCGATCATGTCACCTGCCTGAGCCCAAGCTATTGGTCCGTAGGCAGCTGAGTCAGGCAAGTCTTCATGCTTCGTGGTACTTGGATCGTACTTACTCAACTCATCGACCAGTTCTTCTTCTTCGAGGCAGATTCCATAGTTCGCCATCGATACTGTGTTCACAAAGGCCAGGATTCTGCTTCCTTTGTTCACCCCGCCACCGTTAAGCGGAATCATTGTGAAGAGTCCAGGAGGCATCTTACGGACGGAGAGCATGGCCTTGAACAATGGGATCAGCAACGTTTGAGCCGAGTTTGACTCAATTCCCCAGGTAGCAATGTTCCAGTAATTCGACATTTCAATGAGCTGATCCAGAAGCTCATCCTCGTTGAACTTTCCTTTACGGGAATCAACAATGTGCGGAATAGATGATCCCTCGATCTTCGCGTGGACAGTGATTCCAGAGTCGTCATTCCAATTGTTCTTCCCGTAGGCCGGATCAAGGATGATGATTCCGCTTCTGATCTCATCCGGCTGTGGCCTTGGTATCCTCACCGCGTTGTGCATCCCGGTTTTGAAGACGGTGTCCTGAGTCATATTCATCATTTCATAGACCCAGACGTGACCAGTACCTTTCTCGCGATAGTCCCGGTACTCTTCCAATAAGGCATCCAGCGTGTAGAGTCCAGGCCATAGCGGGACCAGCCCACCAGTAGCCTTATCGCGAACGATTGCCCCATAGACAGTTGGATTCCACTTCTTGTCTAGGCTCCATCGGTAGAGCATCGTCCTCTTATTGATCATGTTGCCAATGATGATTCGAACAGACTTACGTGCGGTGGCCTTTAGCAAGTTACCCATGATCCAGATATCGTGCTTGGCCTGAATCTTGTCGTCACCAGACGTGTCGTTGTCCTCTATATCGTCCATGATTAAAAGTTCCGGGCGACGATTGTTGATAAGAGTCCCTCGAACTCTTTGGTCTGCGCCCAGTGCTTTGAGAATGATTCTCTTCCTCGGCTTTCCGAATGGCATTCCGATGTCGAATATCCAGAGCTGCTCTGAATCATTGGACTTGATTATCTGAGTCGCGCCGAAAACTTGCTCATCAGTCTCAGACGTCAGCCACTCGACTATATCTTTGCAGGCCGCTTTCGCCAACGCGCTCGTAATGCTGGTGTACAACACGAATGAGATAGGCGAATACCTGATGAAAAGTAACACGGCCATCTTGATAAGAGTCGACTTCGCATGTCCACGTGGAACGCAGAAGAGCTTCTGTAGGTGTCCTACCCACTGGTCTGGATTCGAGATTGTCTTGGTCATGACAACCAGCTCATCCCAAATCTCCTCATGCAGTTCCGGCACTGTCATCGTGAGTTCGTCGCCAAGGTAAAGACTCAGCATCGAGACACAATCGTCGCGAATAGCTTCTCGCAGCGATTCAATGTCAATTTCGACGACAGAATCTTCACTCATGACTTTTCATCTACCTTCTTCGACAGTTCCACAATGTCTTCCGGCCCGAGCATCTCGATTTTGTCTTCGAGTCGCTCGGATTCTCCGTCAATTATCTTGTCACCTCTCAACTGGGAGAGGATTCGATTGTTCAACGTCAGACTAATGGTCCCAAGGGAGCCAGCGCCCGGCAGTCCGTTGTTCTGCTGATTCAAGTGGATGCTTACTCCACCGCCATTCGGGTTCCGCTCGGTCATTTGAGGCACTCCTGCCGTTGAGCCGCGACGAATCGCGGAATTTGCAGTCTTTGCGATGGCCAGGAGGTCACTGACAGTCCTGACTCCGTTCTTTGCCACCAGATTACCGAGTTTCTCGAGCACGGAAGCCTCAAGATTCGACCAATTATACCCCAAACGGCTCATCTTCTGCCGTTCCAGCATCTTTTCCAGTCTGCGAATCGAAGCTTTCTCCGAATCCGCTGCCGCGTAGACCGCTTGGAGCTCTTCTGAACTCACCTTCAGACTCTTGCCCAGAATTCGCATCGAATCCGAGTTCCAATCCTCGTCGCCATCCAGCAGCGCATCAAGAATCGCCTCGTGCAAGTCCCCCCACTCTATCCCCGCGTCCTTTTCTGGGCCGTTTTGCGCCTCAACTTCGAATCCGAGGCCCCCCGTCACCTCAAGAATCCCATCCAATTCATCATCCGCCTCCGCGCTCAACTCAAATCTACCCATGATTCAGTACCACCCTTTCTCTGACTCCCTGCAAGACCCCCCGGCCGCTGTATTTCCTTGCCTGAATCAGGACCGACTCCGCGAAAGAGGGAGATTTAGTTGGGGAGCTATATTAACTGTGGGGACTCCGACGTTGTATGGGGGTATATCCCCCCGGCATGAGCGAAAAGCGACCTATGGGGAGCGTCATGAGCGTAAGCGAATCAAGTATGCGTCGCAGACTCATTAACCTTTCCCGAAGCCGTTAGGCGTAGGGCAAATTTGAATCCCGGATAGGTTGTATTCCGGGATTCAAGGTCTGGTTTGGCCGGTGGCCCTAGTGATTGGTAAGGATCAGGTAAAGGACTGATGCCGCTAACGTGGCAAGGGCGCAAGTGCTGGCATGGTCGAAAGCATTGCGAGTGACAAGGATTCCGGTTGTCATTGCGCCAATGCAAGCAGCGTAAAAGGTGATGGAAATGATCATGACTCAGCGCCCTTGAATGTTGCGGTGCAGAGTGTAAGCGGTGCTCAACGCGGATCTAGCATGGCTTTCAATCATACAAACAAGGTTGCCGTGCGAGTGAGTTGTCACTTTGCCAATTGATTCAGCGTCCAGAATCATAAGCGTCAAGCGGTGAATAGCTTCTGCCTGTTGCTTGAGGCTGTGAAGATTCTGGATCACATCGCAAGGTTTGCTGATTTGAAGTTTGGTGTTCATGGCGCTGTCCTTTCATCATGAATCTGCATCACATTGATTGAAACGTCAAATGTGTTGCCGAACTCAATTTGCTCGGGCTGTGTCATGCGATATGCGATGAATTTGTCTGCGTATTCTTGCGCTAATTCGCGATTCGACCAAACTGAATAGTGAACGGTCAAGTCAAAGTCTGCCTTGTCTTTGATCTTCAAGATTGCAACGGTGTTCATGTACTTGACTCCTAAGTGGCCTGATTGCCTATAAACATAGTACACGAATCAGGGCCGGACTCAAGAACAAAATTGTGAACAATGACTCTCGATTGTAAGAGTGAACAAACCGTGAATCTCGCACGAACGATTTTTATGAACTGAGGTAGCCAAAAGAGTCAAACGCGCTGTGCGGGCTTCTATGGCGGTTTAAAAGCATGTTGCTTTTAGGCAACAGAAAACCCCGGCAGAACGAATCCGCCGGGGCCATGCTGCTGTCTCGTTCTGCTAGCCGGACAAACCTAGACTAGCCGGAGACAGCCCTTCGCATCAGAACTCGATACCGGCCAGATCTGCGTCGTCCAGAGTCTTGACCGCGAACTGAAGTTCAAGCTCATTGCGTTCATCCAGCCAATCCTGCATCGAAGCCGGATCAACGGGAGTCGGATTCCCCTTGTCATCCGTGAACTTCGGCGCAATCTCGATCATTGCCTTGAGCAGCTTAGCCCAGAGATTCGCCTCTTCACCGGCGCGGGTTGCCGGATTCGCCTTAGCATAGGACGCGGACCGCATGGCCTTCTGCACTTCGGGCTTGCTTGGCAGAGCGTTGAGCAGAGCCGGACTCTTGACCTTAATGACAGAGTTCTTGAACGGAACCCAGAGCGTATCAAACGCATCGGAATCGACTCCGCTTGTCTCGCGACTCGTGGTCACAATGTCGTCAACCGTGGTCGGCATCGCTTTAACGGCGCGTTCCATGTCTGCCAGAGTCATATCAGCGGCTCGGAGTCCAGAGAATGCGACGTCCGAACATTCGCGTTCAATGACCTTTTCCACGAATGCTTGCGCGGCTTCCGACTCCGCAGCGAGAAAATTAGCAGCAACAGGGACTTCATAGGCAACAATGGCCTTGATTCCGTTGGTGCTGGTCTTTTTGTCGCGGACACCGACAGTTGACAGCATGATTGTGTTCGCGGATTCAAGCGGCGCCTTTTCCGTTCCCATGCGGGGGACAAAAGCGACATCGTAGAAGGGGCCGGATTCTTCGGTCGTTGTCGCGGCGGCTGCCAATTCCAGTTTCTTTTCGAGTTTTTCATATGCGCTCGATTCATCGTCGGTGACGAAAGAAACGCGGTCGCCGCCGAGTGCGGTGCGGAGATTCTTCAGCAGCGCCTTGTCAAGAAGAATGAAGAGCGGCTGTTTGCTCTTGTCGACTTCAGTCGATTCAACTTCGTTCTTTACGGTCTTAGCCATGGTTTTGATTCCCTTAGTAAGTTTCGAGTGTGATTCACTCGGTTGACTCCGAAGCGCGTCATTGCGTCCGGTGATTAGAAGTATCTGGGATTTTTTCGGATATGTCAAACGGGATTATTCGACTTTCTCGCTTTTCTGGATTTTTCCAGTCAATCCCGCTCGATTCGATCCGAGGATCAAGCACGCCAGCCCGCGCGCGCCTGCCCGTGATCGCCCCTGTCCTATTTCCGACTCTGTTCATTTTCCTGCAAAAGGCGCTCGACTCTCTCACACTCAAGTGTCACGGTGCAGAGTTCATTCTCGATTCGAGTACTTTCTCGGCTAAGGTAGGCTTTTTCTTGTTTGAGTCTTTCGAGTGTTTTTTGCAGTCGGAGCCGTTCTTCATCCTGCCTGCGAGTCTCGAGTGCTCCTGCTCTGGAATCCAGCCAAGAACTCGTTGCGACTAGCGCTTCCAGCACGCGAATCCCTTTTCCCTGCATCTGCTTCTGCATGTCGATGAATTTGCCACTTGCGGCTTGACTCCCGAGTGCGTTCAATTGCCCGATTCGATCGAGGCTGATTCCGATTTGCGAGTTGAACTTGTGCCGAATCAGTTTCCCTGTGAATGTCAGAATGGTAAGGTGTTGATTCTCGGTAGTTCGGTCGAGTGGGAAGATGCCAGCCTCGTACGCAGCATTGATTCGAGTAAGCCATTTCCGAACGAATCGCTGAGGAGAACCGGCTATGTTCTTGGCGATGTAATCTGCGTCAAAGACTCCGAAAAGTTCGAGTAGATCTGATTCAGTGAATTTTGACATGAGCGTTCTGTCCTTGGTTGGTTAGGTTGATAGGATGCTGCTATTCGGCCATAGCGGGCCGCAGAGCGCGTTTTGTGCCGCCTATGTATAATGAGCTGTCCACGGTGAGCCGAGCCCTTAGAGCCGTTTCTAGCCTGAACCCCTCATCGTGACTTGCTCGTATTTTATTTTTCCCAGCTAGCCCTAAGAAATATTTTTCGACGATATAAAAAAGGCTTCACATGTACGCGGAAATTAGAGTCGCTCACTTTTACTTGATTCAAGCACTCGATCCGCACTCGATTCTCACTTACTAGGTTGACTCACTCGATTGAAACAATCATGATGCACTCAATTCCATCACTCGTGCGAATTGGCGTAAACTGGGTTGTGAAGGTGAGGGTGAATCAGGCACTCGATTATTCGTGCGAATGCTTGTGGAGGCATCTGATTCTAGTGTGCGGGGGTATTCGCATGGTGGAAGGCACTCGAGTGAATCAGGTTGAAATAGGGTCGAAGTGAAACTCATCAGGAATGAAAGTGGTTGGGAAGGTGCCGACGAAAACTCCAGTCACTGAATCCGAAGAGCACTCGAGCCTCGAATCCATAACCATTTCCATCCCGGCCACCTCTTTCCCGCTGTGTGATTCCGTGTGCCGTTTGACAACTGCGTTATGACTCTCGAGTGCAGGATGCGATGCACTGGTGAGCATGAGAGTCAACTTCTTTTCAAGAAATTTCATAGCGCGTTTCTCCTTTCCGCTTGATGAAATGATTATCCTATGCCATACTAATTGCGTCAATGAAAATTACACGACTCAAGCAACAAAAGGACAAGAGTCATGCCAAGTCTGCACAAAGACCACCCCACCGTTCTTCTGATTCAAAGTCTGCATTCTAAGGGACTCTCCCAAAAGCAAATCGCTCACGAGGCCGGAGTTTCATTGCGAGGCGTGAACTACTGGCTGAATCACGAGCGCGAACTCTCTCTGAATCGCAGACGCGGAGCCATAACGGTCGAGGACGCAACCCTGGCAAGATTCAACGATCTCCGCAAGCGATTGCACTTCAAGTCTTCCGACAAGTTGCTGATCGCTCTCATGGATTCTTACGAGTGGGTGTCCAAATGAGTTCATGTGACCCAACAAGAATGCTGACCCTAAGCGAAGTGCAAGAGAGAGACTTTTCTCTCAGTAGCACAGTTCTAGCAAGAGTCACTCGCGAAGATCATGGCAGACTCCTTCTCCTTCGTCATGTCTTTGGAGTCAACAGCATTTCAGAAGTCGTGACAATCTTGCTTGACCAGCAAAGCGAGAAGCGCCCATGAGCACCAGAATCATAAATACCGTCGAAATTGAGCTATCACAGAGAGGCCCGATCGAAATGTACGACGTGATCATTCACTTCGTAGATAAGAATGTCGAACGTCGCCGTCTGACTCGTGAAGGTTTGCGAGAAGTAACAAAAGTGTTTTTGCGTCACATGAGTCAACACGAAATTCGGACTGCCGTCAGGGAAATATGGAGCGAGTCATGACCAAATTCAACGAAGCAATCGCATTGGAGATCGTTCGGCAGATCAAGGCCAAGATTCCGGCCAAAATTGTCGCACAGAATCTAAACCTAAGGCTCCGGCAAGTCTACTATCACTTGGAAAAGGCTGAAATCTCCCCCAAGAGTCACTTCATTCGCAACAAGAGACTCCAACCAGCAACTCGCCCCACCATCTCCCTGACAGTGACCACGTACAAGAAGTTGAAAGAGGTTCAAGCTCTGTACGGACTCACTTCTATGAACAAGACAGTCGTGGCGCTTCTGGGGATGACTCAGACAGAGACGGCGATTGAGAGAAGGAGGCAATCATCATGAACGTATTCTTCCACTTCTACACCCAGGACGGCCGTCGAATCGGCAAAGTCGAGTCTGAGATTCCAAGGAACCAGCACAAAAAGAGTCATCTGGTTGTCTGGCGACAGGGAGTCTATGTCATTACTGGCTTTGACACCACTACTACTCCAGGTAACGAGGAGGCCCTGACTCTTCACTGCAAGCCGACCTCCTCCAACAAGGTATTCTTCCTTTCCGATGATGGTGAGATGCTTGAATCCCCGGAATTCAACAATGGCAAAGTCTGACGAAGTCGAGAAGCGAAGACTCCAGCCAAATATCAGCGGACTGGATGCGCTTGCAAGCATGAATACGGATTCGGTTCGTCCGACCAAGGTCATCAAGTGGAAAGGTGATCTATTCGAACCCTACTTTGAGCCTGAGCGGGATGCTGAAATGGAGTCCATGCTTCGCAATTTCAAACGCGGTATGACGATGAAACGCAACATGCTGAATCGCAAGCTTCGACGAGCAAAGGCAAAGGCAAAGTGCCCAGACCCAAATTGTGACGGCTGGTGGTTCGGTATCCTAGCAGGACCCAGGAATCACATTCACGTCCATTGCACAGGAACGTGCAGATTCAAGATGATGGAGTAGACTCAGATGAAACTGCCTTATCCAACCACTCACTTGTCTGCTTTAAAATGGCTTATTAATCGGGGCGGAACAGGAGTCTTCGAGAAGAATCGGCAAGTGCTTATCGCTGCCGGGGAAAGAGCACCAGTCATGAGGAGTACGTGGAATAAGTTGGCTGCTGTCGATCTTGTTGTTTTTCAGCAAAATCGCAAGAGACTCTCTGTCACAGAGGCCGGCAAAGCAATTGATTTATTCGCTATTCAAGAGTCAGAAGCCAGGTATTTGGAGTAACCGATGCAAATTGACCTCTCGCTCTTCCCCGCCTTTGACTCTCCGTACACAAATCCCAAGAGTCAAACTCTCGCCGCCTCTGTCATGGCACTTCACCTTCAGTTGATTCATGCCAGTGGCAACTCCCTTCACTCCGAACGCACAAAAGGGCATTACTTTTTCCGTAATGAATCAGTGCCTCTCCCTCGTCCGGCAACTATGGAAGCTTGGAGTCTCATCTGTCGAATCGGCTGCTCGGAGAGCCCCTACTTCATCCCACCATTCCTGCCATCTCTGCGGGCAGATGACGAGGTGGGCGACGCGATTCAGACTCGTGGAGCCAAAGTCCCAAGTCTGAGCAGAAAGTCCTCCCTGCATCTTCGGGACGATCAGAAGCGAATCATCTGGGGCTCTGTTTACCTCGCAAGAGTCGATGACTACTTCGGCAATGGCAACACACTTTTGTATGAGTACGATCGCTCCAACATCACTGAGTCTAAGCTGTCAATGCCTCGTGGATTCTTTTGGCCTGCTTCTCAAGAGAGTCCAATTCGTCACCGCATGGAGTTCCTAGCTTCCTTCGGCCTTCCGGCCTCTAATGGTCTGTTTGCAGAGATTCAGATTCCTGCGATACATCGATTGCTGTTTCAATTCTTTAGGCAAGATGCTGTTGAGGCTTGGAGTGGCAAGTATGCAGAGACTCATCATCTCGTCAAGCTTGATTCAGGTCTAGCCAAGGCCGACCATAAAGAGCTGATGCGTGAAATCATCGAATCGAAGCAAGGCAATAAAGGTCAGGAGTCAGATGAAAGTGACCTCGGAAAAGCATTGGAAAAATATTCTAAAAAGCCGGGCAGATTTGCCGATTTAGGGGATATTTCGTTCTGAAATCGTCAAAAAGGGGAAAAATTTCCTAAAAATAGGGCCTTGCGCGAAATATGAAATTTTGCTACTGTTTTGAAATTATTCCTACTGTCAAAAAGGCTTCACTATGTCAAATCTAGAATCAAATCTCAAATCCGCTCCCGTGATTCAGCCTAAGCCATTGCCGGTTGTAGTCACATTCATTGAGCCGGAACGCGAAATTGTCCAGAGTCGCGAATACACTCTGCATCTTCACTCAGAACGTCTCCGCATGAATAAGTTTGTCATGTGGGCCGTGAATCAAGGTATTCAATTCACTGTCACCCCCAGCAACTGATTCTATCTCACTCGTTATCTCAAGGACTCCATCATGTTTGAATTTCACGACATCGAAAGCGCGCTTGAATCTGCTAAGGCAACCGGCCTGAATGTGATTCGATGCAATCTCACCGGTAAGCAAATCGGCACACTTGAGGACTCAGCAATTCTTGCGGCCATTCGCTTTGAGTATTTCGCGGACCCATTTGCGAATCTCGAAGACATTCTTGATTCCATGCACTTGCGGACGTTGATTCAGAACTCTAAGCCAGCGCCGCATCTTGTTTCGCATAAGAATAAAGACGGAATGAATTTTCTCCGTTCATGCTATCCGCGCGATTTGTTTGCCTTGCTTGCTAGTCGCATGTTATTCGATAACGTGATTCACAAAGCAAATGAGGACTCGACTCACCAGCGTGAAATTAGAATGCAATGGCTGATTGAATGTCAGGCATTCTTTGACGAAAATGAAACCATCCCAGGATTCGATGCACAGGTTGACACCTTGATTCGTCTTGATGCGATCCATGATGTTCGGCGAGTTTTTTACGCTCCCAGAATCAAAGAGCTTGCAGCAAAGCTCATGAATCAAGAGTTCAACTACTCGGAGTTGGTTGACTTTTTGGTTTTGACTGAGGACGACGCTTTCCATGCCCTGACTCGCATGAAGAACGCCCCTAATGGAAATGGCATGTCACTCTCAGCCGCTTTGATGGCTATGACTCCAGAACAGCTTGACCTTTACGATAGAGAAGAGAAGTTGAATGATGCGAATCGCGCAAAGGCAATTGCCAGAATCGCAGCTGGGTCTAAGCGCGGTGGCGGTACTGTCACAAAAAAGAGAATCAAACTTGAGGAAGTGGCATTGCCGAAAGAGATTGCGGAAAAGTATGCCGCACAAGGAAAGCTGAATCTTGAGCAATTCAAGCAAGCCCACAAAGAAAACAAGCCAGCTTCCAAGCGCACGAAAAAAGCTTCGCGATTCGGCGACCTTTCCTCTCTCGATTTCAATCTGTAAGGATTCAGCACGATGAATAATCCCCTTCCGCGTTCAAATTTCAACCTTCGTTCTCTAATCGCCAAGCCTTCGACTCTCCGTGAAGAGATTCAAGCAACAAACACTGGTCTCGATTCCAGAGAAGAAGATAAAGCAAATCGCATCGCAGCCCAAATCATCGAAGAATCCCGCGCAATTGGAGAGGCTGAAGCAGAGAGTCATTCCACCGAAGAGTCCAGACCAGCAACATCTGCATGGCGGATTCCTGATGAGGAAACATGCGGACTATCCGACCCTACGATCGAACTGGATGAATCTCAAGTTGCAGCAGTCGCTCAACTGGTTAAGCATCAGTACGCCTGTCTGATTGGTGCTGCTGGAACAGGTAAAACAACTGTGCTCAAGTATGCGCTTCAGCGAATCATCTATCATGACCCCGACTTTGTACTTCGCAAGCTTGACGTTGAGCAGGGACTCAACATCGCAATGGTAGCTTTCACCGGCATGGCCACGCAAGTCATGAAGTCGAATCTCCCTGAGTGGATGCACGGTTGTTGCAAGACGATTCATTCCTTGCTGGAGTTCGCACCTGAGCAGGTTGTTAACAAGCACGGAGTCGAGACTCGTATTTTCGTCCCGCAGCGTCACTCGATGCGCAAGCTCGACCATGACATTATCATTATTGATGAAAGTTCCATGCTCGGTCTTGATCTTTGGCTCCAGATTCTTGCTGCCTGCCGCGTAGGTACTCGTATCTACATGGTTGGTGACTTGAATCAGCTTCCACCCATCATCGGGCAACCTATCTTTGGTTACACGCTTGGAAGTTGGCCGGTCTTTGAACTGACCAAGGTGCACCGCCAGAAAGAGGCAGGAGCGAATCGCATCGTCGAGGTTGCTCACCAGATTCTCAATGGCAAAGAACCCACTTTCGATGAGCCGAAGGGCAATCCGGAATGGCGGGTTATCACGGCTGAATTGTCTGCGACTCCCGGCAAGGCGCAGAAAGAGATTCTCGCCATCCTGAACAAGCTGCGATCCACGCGGATCAATGCAAGCGATCCCGATTCTCCGTTCATTTACAACCCGTACTCCGATCGTGTGATGACTGCCGGTAACGGATTCGATGAAGACAAGACCAGTGCTATGGTGCAGCAGCACCAGTTGAATGAGCACCTTGCATTGCTGATTCAACCCCCAAGCGCGGATCATCCCAGGTACTTGATCGACGGAGGACGCAGCACTAAGAAGTTCGCCGTCGATCTCAGAGTCATGGCCACCAAAAACGAATCGCCAGCAACGGTGGATCGAGTCACGAATGGGATGGCTGGAGTCATCACCAAGATTGAACGCAATCCTCGCTACACAGGTGACATGGGCAAGTATGGAATCGAGGACGAGGTGGTCGCAGAGAATCGTCGGCGCATTCAGAGTCTCGGTGATTTCGGTCGTGGTCAACTAACGGCTAACATGCTTGATGATCTTGCGAACCTAAATACCGATGATCAAGGCTCGACCTTTCAGGACTCAGGTACCGCTCAGACCAACGAAGAAGCTGAAAACGGTGGTGCATCGAGTCATGTCGTCGAGGTGAAATTCGACAATGGTGCAACTAGGTCGTTCAGTTCCAAGGCAGGAGTTGAATCCCTTCAGCTCGCTTTCTGCTCAACGGTGGCAAAGTGTCAGGGTTCCCAGTTCGACACGGCAATTATCATTTGTCATCACGCGGACAAGAGTCAGCTTAGCAGGGAGTGGTTCTATACGGCCGTTACGAGGGCAGTTAAGAGAGTCATCATCCTCAAAACAGACTATGCAGTTCGCTATGCGATTCATCGTCAACGCATTGCTGGCAACACACTGGCGGAGAAGATTGAAAAGTATGCGGCACTCTGTGGTGATGGACTCAAGGTCGGGTACGCAACTGTGAAGATGAATGTACCGCTACGCATTGAGGAGTACGATGGCACTCCGATTCAAGCGCAATACCACATCAATGGAATGTGAGGACGTGTGATGCCACTCGTGACTCCCACTTGCCAATGGTGCGGCAAAAAATGGGTGAAGCTAACGCA